GGAAGGAAAAGGAGGTCGTTTAAAATAAAATAAAATAAAATAAAATAAATAATTATAAACTAAGTAGCAGCAAAGAAAAATGGTTTAACTGCAGTTGGTACGGCACCCTGAAAATCTGTATTAACAGCAGGAGCATGAATATAAATAGGAGAATTATAGGCTAAAATACCTACACGTGCTTCATCTGCTAAACTAACAAACATCTCCACCTTCTTACCAACATACTCTGTAGGAAAAGCAATTAACAATTTACCCAAATCAACAGCAATATCATTTTCAACTGCTAAACTTTGAATTTGATGAATATTATGCCATTTAAAAGGACTTTCACATGTAATTTCAAAATCCAAGTGACTATCCATTTGGTTAACAGTAATAAGCAAAGGTGTATAAGCAGGACCATTTAAATCCACAACATCATAAACATAAGTAAAACTAGAAGCGGTTAGAACTCTACCAGGTACTAAAGCAGTAGTACCATAAGTTTGTGGACTTGCATAAGCAGTACTGACCGTTGGATACCTATAATAAGCTTTCACCTTTGCGCCCGCTAGCAAATCTGGCAATAAAATACGAAAGCGTAGACCCCCTTTAAAAGCATGATAAAAATCAGTAACATTATTAAAAATTGATGAATATTTTAAATATCTAAATAAATCAGAAACTGCAATTTCAGTAACATCATTCGCAGTATAAGCATAAAATTGAGTATAACGTCTTAAAATATCTCTGATATGTCTAATTGGTGCCATATTATGATTTGTTCTATGTGGCACAAAAGCTGGAGCTTGTGTATTTGTTGAGACTGAAGGAACTGTTGATGGAATTGTAGTTTGTTCCTTACCTGAAGTTTGATTACCATATTTAACTTCATCTGTATCAAATGATACCCTTTTGGCTGGCATATCATCTACATTATTTGTTACATTAACCCCACGTTCCAATGTTTCAAACTTAAAATCCACATTATCAGATACTTTTTCAACTGTAATTTCTTCCCTTAAAGCGGCTTCATTAATTAAACTAAGAGGACGTGAAAATGCATATTCAGCAGGTCCATAAAAAGAAAAATCATCCCCAGCAGAAATAAAAACACTACCTGTAATAAAATTAGCTGCAGAAACGGGATTCTGCACTGGTTGAATTAAATAAATAAAAATTTGACCATGTTGTAATGTTCCAGACAAATAATCCATATTATTAAAATTAAGTTCATTCAAAGCATTATAATTAATTGGTACAATAATCTCTTGTCCTCCTTTGTTGAGTTCATAAGTTTCTGTATCAAAATTAGATACATCTGTAATTGATGGATATCCTGTAAATCTACCAATATTATAAGCTTTAACTACCATAATCTTAGCCGTTTGCATATCTGTCATTGACATCTTAATATGTAAATTTAAAGTTCCCTTCCAATATTTTGTTAACATGTAAAAACGAGTAATAAGAGGAACACCACTGTTGGTACCCAAAACTAAAGGTACACACATTGGTGACATTGGACAAGTAAAAAGCATTTTTCCGACTGCATCGGAAGATCTAGCAATAAAATTAGCAATAAATTGTTCTTTACGTAAAATATTAGCCATATCCATTTCATCATAATTTGCAGGAAATGAATTAGCATCTGCTGTTGTAATATGTGATGTGTGCATAGTCATACGATCCAAAGGTAAAACACCTTCAGTATGATTGTAATTTGTTGATGTCGTCATTCTGTGTTGTTCAGAAACCAATGGCTGTGTTGGTTTATCTAGACCGACTGTTGTAAAAATTTTCCGTTTTACTCTATCCACACCATCTTTAAGAAAATCAGCCATTGATGGTAAAGCAGCATATGCTAATGTTTCAAGCATTTCAAATTTAAATGAATTTTGATTATTAATTTGTTGACTGAGTTCTCTTTGACGATCAAATTCGTCAAATTTTTCACTAATTTTAGCAAACGAATTAACTTTTGGCGTTGGATTTTCATCAACTTCTTGTAGTGGTGGAAGCAAAACATTCTCCACTCCATTTTGTCGACGTAAGCGTTGAAGACGTGATAATTGAGCATTGTCTTCAGAAAAAACAGGTGGTGCAGGTAACATTCTACCATTCTTTGGTACATAAAATTTAACATCAGCAAAAGTTGCATGAATTGAAATACGAACACTAGTAGCAGAAATTGACGTTAAAGGTGTCAAAACCTTAGCATAAATACTACCAACATTACTTGAAAAACGTGTGATGTTATAATTATAATAATTATCAGTTAAATTAAAATTTGTACTACCTACATTTGTTGGTAAACTAAATGGAATTTCTAAACAAGCTGGTGTTGATTGATTTGCAAATAAAATAACATTTGGTGCAACTAAAGCATCATTAATAGATGATGCTGTAATTGTCGTTCCAAAACCATTGTTTGGTTTAAAATAAATAATTAAAGCGCCTTGTAAAAAAGGTGTGCCTAAAACTTGAAGTCTTAAACACATTTTAGCGGTATAAAAAGCAGAAAACTGAAATGGTGCTGCAATAACATCATTAACTAATAAATCCTGAGGTAAACTTAAAGCACCTGTAGGAATGTTTGCATTTGATAAAAGCGTTGAATCCCATTGAAATGTTTTAATAAATAAAGGTTTATCTAAAAGCGGTTGAAAATTATTCTCCCCATTGAAAATTGAAAAATTTTTTGTTGTCAAGTTACTATTTAAAGTATCAACTTGCATGATACTACGTGTATTATTATGTGAGTTAGCAATTTAAGATTACGATATTAATTTAAAATCAACAATTAATAAAGGACAATTTATATACATTGAGGTTTGCTCGCCTGTATAAAGCATTACTTAAGGGCCCTAGCTAAGCGTGTACTAAATTTCAAAATACAAAATTATTAGAACTGATTTCCCATAAGCTATAAATAAATAAAATATCTATAAAATAAATAAAATATAAAATAAAATAAAATAAAATAAAATAAAATAAAATAATTAATTAAAATAAAAATAATTAAAATAAAAACATTTAAAGAATGTATGAATGTAGATTTTCTGCATACGCGTCTGGATCATTAATATATAATTCTCTCAGAAAATCTTTTTGTAAAAAGTTGACATCAATATTATGTTCCTTGCAATATTCCTTAACATATTGCATTTCTTCTTCATACATTGGATGTAAATAAAGTTCTCTTTGAAAATTAAGTAACTTTTCGATTGTTAAAGTTGTTTTTCTATCAATGTCACTAACAAAATTTAGTGTAGATTTCATTGATACTGTATCTAAAGGACACACAACTTGACCAATCTCATTATGATAACGAAAACCTCTTTTAAGAAATGTTGTATTTTCAATTCGATTAAATTTCTGAATATTGTCACTCTTATCTGCGGCGGTATAAACTAAACCTATATTACTACATTCTTTTTGAAAACTTTGACCATTAAAAAATTCAGAAACTTTTGGTGTGATAACCATCCATTTATCATCACCATAAACAGCATCAAAAACATTAATTATATAATCTAGCACTGTTGGTTTACGTTTATTATGTTCAGCAAAACAAATATAAAAAATATAAGCACCATAAGATTTGTTAATAATACAATTATAAAAAGCAGTCATCCAAGAACCAGATGGACAACTATGATTAGTACACAAAATTTCATTCATTAATAAAGTTAAAGTGTAATTTAAAACACTGAATAAAAAATTTAAAATAACATGATCGTCTTCACTACCAATAAATTTACTATCTAGGATTTCTGCAACAGCTTGTTGAAATTGCGCTAACATTTTCCCATCCCATTCCTTATAATCACCATCTGAGATTTGACCTCCCATTCTAGTAGCTTTCTCAGCTAACTTTGAAAACTCTTTAAATGGATTCAAACCTACCATAATACCATTATTATGACGATCTACAGAAACCTTTTCAAGCAAATCTAAAAAATATTCACGACCTAAACAAGTTAAAGTAAGCGGACACATTTTAAAACAACGTGGTTTATCTTTCTTTTCTACTAAACGCAATTCATCTTTCAATGTTTCTTGAAAAATACAATCACGATAATCAACAACTCCTGCTAAAATGCTCTTCTTAAAATTTTCCATTCTCTCTCGAAATACCGGTTTATATTCACCTTTCTCATAATCGATATATTCTTCCTTTCCGAGAGGAAATGAAAAACCACAAGAAGTATCCTTGTTGATTTTATTGCTTATTTCTGAACCTAAAACCACATGTTTTTCAGAAACTTTAGTAAATGTTGGTAATATAGCTTGAATATAAGATTTGCTATATTCTAATGCAATTGGATTTACGTCTTTTAATGGAATATACGATTTACGTGCTAAATCCTTAATAACATTTGGTTGAGCTAAATTTGCTGGTACTTTTTCAAAAGGATATATACCGGCAACAGAAGATAAAACATACTTACTTTTAAGTGGAATACTATTACCAACATGATCAACATTATCCATTTTAACAACAGAACAATTTTCTTTACCTGGCACTTCATTAACATCTAAATTATAAGTCAAATTTTTTGTTGCGGATAATACTGCATGTATATCCTGCAACACTTCTTTCTTCCAGATCATCGCAACACCAAGACCAGTTTTCTCTCCTTTAGATGAATAACCTCCTGCACAATGCATACCAATAATCCCACCATCACTAACAATAACGGAACCACATAAACCATAAGAAGATAAATTATAAACAATAGAATTAAGCTTAGTAAAAGTTAAATAATTATTAACAGTAACCTGATGACTACTACCACTGTAGATAGCCAAATCTTCATCAAGAGATGTAAGACCCCAAGGTGAAATAAAAGTAGCACTAGTTAATGTAAAAGGTTTAATATTTTTAATATTTAATAAATGTGAAATATCTTTTAATAATGAAGGTACACTACGCGGCATTTCCAATATACATACATCCGCATCTTTATTATTATAAACAACTTTGCATTCGACCTTATCATATAAAATCATTTTATTAGAAAAATCAGAATATACAGTTAAATAAATAAAAAATTTGTTTAAATCATAAGTTTTTGCTATATAATGTGAATTAATTACCACATTACGTCCAGATATTAATCCATTCCCATGACCATTAAAAATCTGCTCTCCTTCTTCATTGAAAATATTTAAACATAAAAATTTGACTTGCTTATAAATACATTCTTCATACGTCTTTGGAACACGTATTAACTTATGATCTGCAACTGTTTGTTGTAACGATTGAAAATCAGCATCAATATTATCTGAAAAAATAAAACCAGTTAAATAATAAATAAGTTGATAAAAATAATAAGAAGTAGTAGCTGTTAAAAGTAAATTAGTAAGAAAATTAATAGTAGGATGTATTCCGTGTTCATTTGCACGTGGTAACTGCACACTAAATAAATTTGATAAAGCATCGGTAAATAAATTAGAAATAACTGCATTAAGATTAAATTCAAAATAAATTTTGCACACATCATGTAAACGACTAAACATACCACTCTCAAAACGAATATTTTTCATAATATCATCACAATCAAAAGTGCTAATAACTTCCTGTTCTTTCTTTTTGATTGCTAAACGAGCTGACAAAACATTCATAATCCATTTATACATTATTGCTTCATATTGAATATGCGTATAGTCATCCAAATTAATAGTGTGTGGAATATCTGGATAATAGCGAACAAAATCATCATTAAAACCTATTTGATATTGATTAAACTGTAAATTAAAAAATTTATAACTTAAAGTACCATACAAACGTGATACTTTATTGACGGCATCAAAACCAACGCGACATTGAGAAAAGTCTACAATGTCACATCGTCGATACAGAGCAAAAGGCTCTGCTATGCCATCATCTTTTTGAAATTGCATATTTGATAAATTGTTTGTTGTACATAATAAAAATTGTGAAGTCATAAACTTTGTTTGTTTTAATTCAGCATTTGCACATGCCAATGAATACTTTACTGGTGAGACTAAATTAATAACAGATGTCCATTGTGAACCACCCATTTGACCAACATCATCCATAACAAAAACATCTTGATTGTTATAGTCATCATAAAAATCTTTAGCAACACGTGTATTTGGTGTAACATGACTATAAACTGTTTTCTCTGCATGTTGAAATAACTTAACTAAACGAAGCAATGTTTGTGATTTCCCACTCTTTGGTGGACCTTCTAAAACTAAACAAATAGGTTCAACTCTAGTAATATCCCTATTTGCTTTAACTAACTTAAATAAAGCATTAAATTGTGAAAGTAAATGTTTAAGAGCTAAATTTCTATTAAAATATGTAAAATCATTTTTAAATTCAGTAGTAATATGGTCATTAAGTATTAAAACTCTATTCTGAAATTTAAGATTACTACCCATTAACGGTTTTATATTGTAAGTGGAACAAACTTCTTCCATTTCCACTACACAATAAGCGTGCTTTCCAAAACAAGTATATTCCAACATATCACCAATCTTTGTAACAACAGATGCTGGCAAAACTTTAGCACCTAAATTTAATAAATAATAAATAAGATCAGAAAAAGATTTAAACATTGTAGCAATATATAAAGTATCATCAGCTATTTTAGTATTAGTAAATAAAGCAATATTTTTAATAATATGTGCTAATGAAGTAGGCAAAGAAGAATAAAGCATAGATAAAGTTAAAGCATCAAAAATTTCAAAATGAAAACCCTCAGATACAGCATTTGTTACTAAAAATTGACGTAAACGTTCCAAACGTTCATTAATAGGTTGTTCATTTTCAAATGTTTCCTCTGAGTCACTAGAATAGTACTCTGTACTTTCTTCATGTTCAGATGAACACTCTGATTCTAAATCATTAACCACATTTGTACATGTTTTATTTGCGTTGTCAAAGGCTTCAATTTTTTCAAAAACAGATAATAAATTTGAACATAAAGCAACTAAATTAACTAAAGAAAAACCTGCTGATGCTAAAGCAAAACAAGAAACTAATGGTGTAAAAATAGAACGAATTAAAGTAACATATTTGAAAAAAGCTGGTATTTGTTTTATACGTTGATTTATACTATTAATAACTTCAAAAATTGAATTAGCAGCTGCCTTAAAACCAGAAAACGTATCTGTAACTGTACTAAATAAACCTTCAAAACTAGCGTGTTTGGTTTCTTTCTTTTGTGTTTTCGTTTCCTTTGTTATATTTGGTTTTCCATGTGGATATTTAATTATACAATCTTTTCTAGTTTCCACTTTTCCAGGCATATAAATAAAAGTTCTCTTATCAACATTTTTAAGACCTTGACCTTGAACGTAAATATAATAAAAACTGTCTTCAACAGTTTTTGTGTCTTTTTCCAAGCGGTGTAAAAATTTTGGACATACACATTTTTTCATATTTTTAAATACATAATCTTCATATTTAACATTTTCAAAAAGACCTTCTGTAAAATCTTTATATGCAATTGATTTTTGTTCAATACATGATTCGCAATCACCAAACGCTACATCCAAAAAGGTTATAAACGTTTGATTTTCTTTAACTTTTGGTGTGTTAAAGGAGTTGTTATTTTGTGTGTTTGTGTTAATATTGTTTTCGTTTGAAGAATTCATGGTGCATTTGTAATTATAAATCATCAGGTGACATCCTAATAAGGAGCAACACTTAAGGGAGGTGATTGGTTTAACTTTCCGCCCGGTATTTAACCACATAAATAAAATAAAATAAAAAGGATAGAATTAAATAAATATAAATAATAAAATAAGTTGGATTAATCAAGTTCATCAGATACCCAGACAACACCTAATGTGAAGCTAATATCCTATTAAACCTTATAGGCAATAGATCAATTAACCTATAATAAAATAAATAATAAATATAAAAAGATGGATGCTCTTACAATAATTACGCATTCCGATATCATTTTCTTATAAATTAATATTGTGCGACTTATGAATGTTAAACTCACTCTGAGCAAGAGATATTGTTCAGGGATCCCCTAGGAACACTATAATTTAAATACTTGACCGAATTCAAAATTAAAGTTATGAAATTTATTACTATATAAAAGTTTTAAAATAAAAGATTTGCTAATATGTTAATCTAGCCTCATACAATTCTCAAGTACTTTTCGGAATTAACATATCCTTCAATTATAATAAAATAGTTGGTAATAAAAATCACGCATGACGGTTTGGTTAAAATATATATATAATAAAATAAATAATATATAAAATAAAATAAAATAAAATAAAATAAAATTTTTAGAAGTCTTTCCCTCCTGTCAGAAAAACTTTCAATTACATTAAAAATTAATGAAATATTCAAATTTAAAGATTTCTCTTTAAATTTGAACTTCATTTTCATTAAAATTCCATATAGA